CACCACGAAGGAACCACAACAACTCTGTTACAATTGTTTTGAATGGCATCTTCTTTGTGGTGAGCAATGGAAATCCTTCCTTCATATTATGACGAATAGTATAACCAAAAATAGATTTGGTTCCGGTGCCAGTTCTATCTCCTTTTTCAATACTATAATCAAGTATTGTTTGGAGTAATGTTTGATATTGTTTATCGAGGTTGTTCATAGTCTTTAAACATTTCATTTAGTTCTTCTTCTGTTTCCCACTTATAATCTTGGTTAATATATCGATCATAAGCGCAATTTTCCGGCCAGCAATCGCAAATGAGACATTCCCCATTGTGATCAAAATTACAAGGAAGAGGCTTTTTATTCTTCTCCATGTGGAAGTTCGTCATATAATCCAAGATCCTGATCAAGCTTCATCATCTCAGCTAATCTTCTTTCTCGTTCAGCATATTCCTCCTTTTTAGATAGCTGATGAATCTCAATCTTAGTGTATTCTGGAAAGATTTGATTCATTCCAACACCTAAACAAACTTCAATAGTCTTATGTCCCATTCTTTTTTCTTTTTTAAATGCGTATTCAGTATCGATCTTGTGATCTTTTCCTTTAAGTTTATGCCAAAGTTCCCAATTAATTATTGATCTAATCATCGAGTGATTCCCAATTCTTTTAGAGTCTTTGGAGTATAATTAACATGTTCACATGAAACACAGTGATATCGACGATCTACTCGAGAAAATAATTTGATACCAAGAAATCGTATGCTGTATTCTATTCGATTTTCATGAATGTGTCCGTGGATATTATGTTTAATTCGATATTCCATTTCTCGTGGATGAACTGGACAGTGCGTCAAGAAGATACCTTTATATTGAATCATTCCAACAATTGACTCTACATATTTTAACAGTTCTTTAGTATGTCCTGGTTTATCATGATTTCCGCCAACTACTATCTTTCGGCCATTTAACCTATCTAATAGATGATAGTATTTGGAAGACTCCATTGTAATATCACCTAGGATATATGTAAGATCTCGTTTACCCACTACTGAGTTCCACTGCTTAATAAAGTATTCATCATGTTCTTCAAAAGAATTAAACCCACGACGTTTTGCCATATTTAAGTGACCAAGATGAGGATCTGCAATAAATCGAACTATACTCATTTTCTAACTAATAATATTCGTTTTTCCGGTCTTACTGTTCTCTCTATCATAAAACTAGGAGAAGAGTAGGCAGAGATTATTTTTTGTGCGGTTTCTGGCCCAGGAATTCCACTAATTGTTTTATTATGCATTGAACCTCCATCAAAGATTGCTCCCCTATCTTCAGTTTGAGTTAACGGAGTATCATATTTAAAAATGAGAGCGTCCAGTAAACCACTAGCGCTCTCAAGATTAAATCCTTTAAAATTCCATTCCTTCTCTGTGATAAAGTCTAATACTTCTTTTCCAATGGACCCAGTAAAGATAATCTTATTTGGAAGCTTTTCATATTCTACTGCTAAATCAGAAACGTATTCTGAAATCAGTGAAAAAAGCTCTTGTGCAAAGAGTAAATCTTTCTCAATTGGAACTTTGAATTTCATTGCCTATTTCTTGAGAAGACATCTCCTCAGATATTTTTCTTAATATTGAGTTAACTCTTCCAGCATTAGTCCCGTCAACCCACATTCTCCCATTATTGCTACAATGAAACGTTCGTTGTGCATCGTCCATACAATTCAATTTATAATTGGACTGTGTTGTACTCAACACTCCGAAATGAAACACAAATGTCTCTTTTTCATAATAACTAGGACTTGCTTCTGCAAACTTACAAAGTATGTCATATACCTTCTCTGCAGTTTTAGTAGGCATCTTCTTCATAATTACTTAACTACGCCCATGATTTTAGACTCAACTACACTTACCACTGAAAACTCAGCAATAGAATCTTTAAATCTTTCCTTTAAAAGCTCTTCGGCTTCAGAGATTGATCCAGCGTCTACTAGATATTGTTCGTAAATCTTTTTTGGTCTTCCAGTTTGATCATCAATCGTCTCAAACTTTACTTTTGCGATGTAATACATAATTTATTGTTTATTTGTTATTGAATTAATTACCTTTTGTAGATCATTGAAATCATCAATGTATTTGGAACTTCCTCTATTAAGAAGCAATTCCTTTGCTTCAATAAGAAGAGAGAGTACTTGAGTTATTGCGTCTAAATTAGATGATAATTTTAATTTAAAAAAATCATCTAAGTATTTACCAGAATCAGCAGGTCCGATTAGTGCATCACATGATCTAAATTGCTCTAGATAATTATCACCTAATTCTTCATGGTTTCTCTTTAGTTCGCTTAACTCAGGTATTCTTTTCTTATTGAATGACATGCTATTATATACTACGAGTTTTTCCATGGTTCCCTTTAAATACTGGAAATCTTAAAGAATTATTTCCATGTTGATCAGTGGTTTCCTCGAAGTATTGGACAGTAATTGTTGCTCCCATAATCTCTCCCATATTTCTATAATAGTGACGGCGTTGGTCAATTGTAAAACCGCTTCCTACTTGAACTTGAGAACCTTTGTGGTCTATTGTGACCGCACTTAACATTTCTTCCTCAACCTCTTTACCATTTACAATTACTCTTTGTGGACCAAGTATCATGCCAGTAACAACATATTCATCATCGAAAAACTCTTTAATTTTAAGCATGTGTTTAGATCGACCTGAAGAGTAAGTGGTATCTCGTCTAGCAATTAGTCCTTCCCAATTTGAATCCTTAGATTGTGCTTTTAATTCATCAAGAGAATCTTCATCTTTAATTCTAACTTGCGGCAACATCTCTAAAATAGTTGATGATTTCAAGTCGCCTAACCAGTTCTCTCTACAATCTATTCGGGTAGAAAATAGAGGCGATTCATCATCACCTGCAAATTCGCCAGCTTGTAGGATATCAAAAATTTGGTATCTTGGGTTTTCAATGGTATGATCTTTACGCTGTATTTGTTTCAGGATTCCCTGGAAGTCATCTGAGCCATCTTCATTCATGAGACATAATTCACCATCTAATACTAGGTCAGTGATCCCTAAACGTCTGATTTCCTCTGCTACTTTTCCTAAGGTCAAGAACTCTTTTCCATTACGTGAAAAGAATCTTATATCATCACCGTGAACAAAGCAAATACATCTCACTCCGTCTAATTTTCTAGAGACAAACCATGTGCCATCAAAAATATCAACACCTTTTACTTTAGCTGCATCGTGGGCTAGAGCAACATCAAAAGTTGGAATAAATTTAGGATTCACTCGATTAATTAAGGTAACTGTCGCTCTGGTCTCGAGATTACGATCAATTATTTGATAAATTAAGTCTGCCCACGCTTCATAATCTTTAATAAAACGATTCATTGCTTCAATTGCAGAGTGACCTGTCATATGTCGCTCATTAAAATCATCAAGCATTAGGAAAAGATCATCATATACTTCAGATGGAGCAATAAGGTCTTCTCGCTTTTTAAGATTGGCTGAAGTTAATCCAAAATTCCAGTACGGATGATACGTATAGAATAGGATCCTTTTAATAAAGGGATGATATTGATATTTAGTAAGAACATCTACTTTGTGATTAGTAGAGTTTGATGAATTCATCTCATTGACAAATTTTCGAAGTTCTCGAAAGTCTTCTGTGTGGAGCATAGTTTTTCCTTTTAGTTAAAGTACTAAATTAAAAGGAAAGTTTACAATCAGAATTCATATTTTTTTCACACCAACCGGAAGGAAGTTCTACTGCAAATCTTGCAGGTTTTTTAGACTGATATTTAGGAAGATTTCGCTCTTCTACTTCATGTCCAGGTTCCATAGTATGGTGATCAATATATTGCATAGAATTATCAAAAAAGATAATATCAAGTCCAAACTTTACCCCTTTCATCCAAAAAGAAAGTGGCTGATCATCGTCATATATAAAAAGCATTCCATTATTTCCACTAGGAGATGCTTTAGAATCACTGTATCCTTTCATTTGACTTTGAGGAGTAGATGCAACAATTAATTTTAATGGGACTCCTGATATTTCAGCTTCTATCTCTTTACCATCAATATCATTTTTTCTGCAATGTTCTTCAAATAACAATACTCTTCTATTTCGTGTAAACTGACTCATTATTTAGCAGCGGTTTTATTCTTGGATAACATATTGATTCGCTCAGTAAGATCATCAATCATGGCTTTGATATTTTCCATGCCCTCTTTAATTTTAATTGGGTCCTGTTTGTTATTGTCAATATATGTATCCTCTTCCCCAGTCTCACCATAATCACCTGCATTATAGTCCATTGGCTCTGCACTTGTTCCTTCTAAACCTGAATTAGGAGGATTTTCTGCATCTCGACCAGCTTCGCCCCAGTTTTTATCACTCCAGTCAAGATCTGAGTTTTCGTTAGTTCTATGCGCAACAAATGTCGAAAAATCTTTTATTTTCATTTGCAGATTTTTTATTATTTATCAAAAATAAAAAAGCGAATGTTTCCATTCGCTTTAGTTTCTTAATTAAGTAGTCTATGAATTATACTTCAGGTTTAGCTTCGCCTTCAGCTGGTTCTTCACCTTCTTCGCCTTCAGCTCCCTCTTCACCTTCTTCACCTTCGCCTTCTTCCTCTTCTGGTTCAAGTTTCTTAACTCTCTCAGTAAGATCATCGATCATAGCTTTAAGATCTTCTAGTGTTAATTCTTCTTCACCTTCCTCAGCGCCTTCTTCAGCACCCTCTTCAGGTTCTTCTTCGTCTTCTGGATTAGCTCCATAATATCCTGCTTCAGAATCATCAGCATATTCGTCACTGTATCCTTCTTCTGAACTATCCCAACCATCATTTTCATTAAGTTTGCGAGTTTTCATAAATCCTGCAAAGTTCTTTACTTTCATCTTTAATAAACTTTTTTATTATTTATCTAAGTATAGATTTATTTTTCCTCAGATTGTAACTTTTCGATAATCTCGTCAAGTTTTTTAATTTCCTCCATTGCAGGTCGAAGTAACATTGATACTGCAAATAGTCTATGTGCAGATTCTTCACCTTTACCTGTAACTCGATTTAAGAAAAAGTTAATTGATTCTAGGGTAGTAGAAGGCAATTGTACTTGTACTCTTTCATTTGACGATGAGTCTCTTTCCTTAAGTTCGCTAGAGATAGAAAGAAGAGCCATCAACATTAAGTAAGCTTCGTTTGGACCTTTCCATTCGATCTTGTTGTTTAGCAAGTTCTTAATATATTTCAAGTCAGCCGGTGAAATGTTGATTGCGAAATGACCCATTCTAGCTTGAACGGCTTTATCTAATTCGCTAAGTTCTGCTTGAGGTTCTTCTACGACTCCGTCAGATTCTGACATAGTTTTAGATTGAGTATCTTCGACTAATACTTCTTGTTCTTCGATGTTTGTTGTTTCTTCAGACATATATTTAATATTTTAGAGTATTAAACTAAATAATCTGGCTAGGTTTTGATGAGTGTAAAAATTAAGCTAAGCCAGATTCCTGATCGATTAGTGAGTTTACCTTAACTGTTGCTTTGGCCCAAGCACCAGACAATCTAGCTGTTCTTGAATCTTTTGCAATTTTTAATAAGTCGGCGTCCGTTTTACCTTCTTTGACTGCAGTGTCTAACAGCTTGGCAAAATCTCTAAAAAACGCTGGGCCATTCCAACATGCATATGACATATGTAATAGTAAACCTCTATTGCTCTCAATTCTCTTTTTGGTTTCTGGATCTTTTACATAGTTTTTCATATTTCTTTCGTATGATTTAAACATAATTTTAGACGCTAAATCTTTAAGCGGTTCTTCTAATTCTCCGCCACGATAATTCCATTTCCATTTTTTACAAAATTCTGCACCTAATTTCTTTTTTTCTGCATCAATTAGTCTAAAGAATTCTTCACCCTCAGGTTTAATTGTTTCAATTGCGCCGGCCTTACGATCTAGCCCAAACATTGTTTCACCAGAATTTTTAAACATATCTGAATATGGGTGATCTTTACATTCCCAATAATTCCAATAACCTCCTTCGAAATTATCAATGACTTTTTTGGTCACATCCATCCAATTAGATTCAATACTACCTGTCATAACACTGGCGCTTACTGAATCCCCTGCATCATTTAAGTTAAATGTTTTCTTAAACCACTCAAATGTCTTAGGATCAGATTTTAAAAGACCATCTAATTGGTCAGCTGTCACAGCATTCGGTATGTTTTTCTTTAACCATTCTGCAATCTTTGGATGCTTTATTAGTTTTGCACCTAATGTCTCTTTTATATTACTAACAGTTGACTCTATTCGCTCACCGATTGTCTTCTTTACACCAACATGGATATGGTCAAAGTGATTCTTGACTTTCCAACCTACTTGATATCGATATCCATCAATTGTGATATTAAACCAAGATCCTCCTTTATATTCAGGATGACCAAACTTTTCCATTATGTATGCAAGCAGAGCATCACCTTCCATACCAGCAATAGCAATATCTACTGCATATGCATTATTATTTCCTTTATAGTGGTCTGAAGTATTACCAGAAGCAGTTAAGACCCTTGATCTTTTTTGAGAGCTGATTAGACTTCTATTTTTTCCATTTGCCATTGCCCAATCGTCTGCCGTTCTAGCAAACCATAGTGCTCTCTGCATGCTACCACCCCAATCACCATTTGACCCACCTGGAAAAACCTTAACTGTATCAACGGTTCCTACTGGATATCCAAATGTTTTATCTGGATAGTTTGCACCTTTATCGAAAGTGACAGCTTCATTTAAACTATGCCATGTATTGAAATTAAGTAAACTCACAAAATTGAAGTATTTTAGTTATTTATTTAAGGTTAGGTGTCTATCTAAAATGATCATTTGACTTCTAGTAATAATTGGGTATGCTTCTTCGGCTGTGACAAATTTACCCCAATCTACTTCTTCTAATTGAAGTTGACTTTTAGGTAGCCTATCAGAGGATAGCCCTATTTCTGAGAGGTCTATTATCTCGCAAACAAAGTATATTAAGTGTCCATCAATTTCATTATTACGATTATAGAAGTCGACCTTATTTGGTTCTGGGTCTACTTGGTATGGCTTTAATCTTATTCCAGTCTCTTCTTCAAGTTCTCTAAGAGCACCAGTTAAAGAATCTTCACCTGACTCAAGTTTACCTTTAGGAATTCCACAAGTAGATTTCTTCCATGATGAATTAGTTGGGTGAATTAGGAGTATTCGATTATTCCATATTATTGCAATACCTGCAGCGCGACGATCTTTTAATTGAACGTCCTCTCCCCATTTTTCGTTTAAAAAGTCGTTAAAGCTTAACATTGTTATGTTTAGAGTTATATTGTGCTCTCTGTTTTATTTTTCTCTTTTTAGAGCTAGGTTTTTCGAATTCTTTTCTGGATTTAAGCTCAGCTAACTGACGAGTTTTATCAACCTTTTGTCTATATGCTTTAAGAACAGATTCAATACGTTTACCTTTACACTCCACGATAATCATTAATCCAAGTATTTTTTATAATCGATTACCCCAGTAGGTTTAAATAGCAGAGTATCATAATACTTTTTAGTGTAGTATGGTTTTATATGATCGTCAAATGTCTTTTTTCTAAACCATGAAGGAAGACTAGATTCATAATATTTTTGATATGCTGACTCATATAGTTTTACGCTTTGTACTGGCGTAAGATTTACATTTCTAGTAATTGAATCAAGATAAATTTTACCGTTAGCTTCAAGAACAGTTACTATATAGAATTCAGGAGAATATTTAGAGTGAATCTTTTTACAGATTGACTCAGCTTCACCTAGGTGTTTCCAACGACTTATGTCAATATCAAATGGAGTATTGGCTATTTTCTTGTGTGCATGAACTGGTTTATCATCTGCTACCAATATTTCAAATCTAGAAGTAGGTGTCAGTTTTTCTCTAAAGTAATTAAAAAATTTTTCAGATTTTTTAAATTGTCCATATGTTTTAAATTCTTCTTCATCTTCACCAGAAACACCAACAATTGGAAAGTTCATCTTCTTTATTGAAGATCTATCCTTTACTATATTTGGAACAAAGTCTTCTTCTCTAAAAGCAGAGGATAGTTCTCCCTTAGATGGAATATTTTTTTGATTATATACTACGCTACAAAAATTTTCATTTATATTTGAAAATTTAAAGTTACCCCAAATTATGACAGGCACTGATTTTGAAATACTTAAAGTATCCTCAAAGGTTGAATAGTTATCAAATAATGGAGACTCTCCACCAGTTGAGGCAAGTGCAATCTTTTTTTCAAAGTTTTTTGGATCCTTTGAATAGTGACTTGAGTAACTTTTAAAATTCTTTAATTTCATCTATTAAAATCTGAAAAATTTGATACTTTTCTAATAAGTGTAGAGGTACTCTCAGTAAGTTTAGATTTGATATTTAGTTCATCTGCATTTGTATGATCTACCATATCGCCTGCTCCACCTCGTTTAACTTCACCTCTTGCAATCTGGTCAAAGAAATCTGCAAATTCTGCACCCGGCCCGTTCTTATCATATTGTTTAGTAACTACATGCATTATACTACGTTCGTTATTAAGTTTAGCAAAGTGATTTTGATAATCTGTTACTTTATCGACTACCTCCTGGTCATCTGAATCAAGTATTAATATTTTATCCTGTTTTCCTTCTTCTTTTAACTTATCATCAATCCAGTCATTAAATGCACCATTTCCATGACCTTCAACTTCTCGCCTTGACCATTTGGCACTTGCACCATCTACCCAAGAGGTACCAAAGATTAATTTATAAATTTGTTTACCTAAGAAAAAAGGCAAATCTTTTACAAATCTTCTAGATCCTTTCCAAAATGGAGTAGTGTCAAAGAAATTGTACGCTCGCTTTCTCATAGATTCTTGGACTACTGAACTTTCTAGAGTCTTAGTTACCTTAGCTACATCATCTCCATTTTTATATAGAATCTTAGACGCTTCTCTTGAACCTGCTTTTTTAGCAGTTAGATCAGCAAGGGCCTCACCAGATATTTTTTCAAATTGCTTAGTTGGATATTTCCCTACCTGCTTACCTTCTTTATTGAATACTTTTACCCATGGACCATCAAATACAAAGTCTCCTCCGCCTTTAAGTGTAGCATCAACTGATGCGGCTGCAGCTTTTTTAGAAGCAGTTGTTGCTAATTTAAAGTTAGCACTACATAGTGACATTTTTTGTCCAAACTGGGTTAGCGTTTTACCAAGTCCATCAAATACCCATTTCAAAGCTCCACCTAATCCAGGAATATATCCCGTTACTTTACCAAATGCTGAAACAAATTGACCAAATAGAGAAGTTGCTTTTCCTAAAGCTCCACCAAGATTTCCAAAAATTCCAGTAAGAAGTTTAATAACTCCTCCTTTTTCTTTGGCTGGCAATTTTGCCAACATCTCGGCTGCCTGTTTGGCCCCTCCCTCTTTTGCAAGAGTCGCCAATACTTTTTGTCCAGGTTTAGCTGCAAATCTAACAAGTTTTAGAGCATCACCGGCTCCAATAACTACTGCTGCAATGACTGAGATTGCACACATCAACCATTCTCCACGAATAGCATAAATAATTGCATTGATAATATCAGCAACAACGCCTACTCCTGGAAAAATAAAGTCACCAACTAGTCCGATTATGTCAATTATAAAGTGAACAATTCCAATTACAGATCCTCCTTCAGTAACAGCATTCCATAAACTTTTAAGAGTTCCCCAAAATCCTCCTGATCTAGGTTTAAGTGCTCCACCAGCGATTGCAGCATCCATACTACTTGCAGTTGCATCAATAGGCATGCTTAAAGCTAAAGATTCTTCATTTAACATTGAACCTAAATACTCTTTAAAGCTCTCAATAGATTCAGTTATGGCTGGAGAATCCGGTAATATTTTTTTGGCTGCTTCTAAAATATAGTTTGTTCCAGCAGACATTGATCGATAATAGTCAGTTACTGTGCTCTTACCTTTATTTAATATCATATCTAAATGTAGATCAAAGCGTAGGCTTTCTGGGATTCGAGACTCAATTACTCTTAAAGCGTGTGCTTCATTTACTAAATTATCGAAAGTAAGAATTTTAGAAAGTCTAGGCTCAGTTGCGTTAAATACGGAATTTAATGCATCTAACTGCTGAATTTGACTCTCGTTTAGTGTTAAACTTGACATAAATTAAGTCTTTCTTATTATTTATCTTATCGGTATATCTTTTTAATTGTACCGTCTTCATATATTTCGATTAGGATTCCAGTCCCTTCATCAGTAACAGCTTGTCCCAATAAATTAACAACTCTAATTACTTTTTTTAATTTTGTACGATTATCAATTGAAATTGGTCCATATTCCTTACTCTTTCCATCTAAATCATATTGTGTAAGTTTATAATAGTTGATAGTTGACCTTGGTGAATCATCAATTATTGAATAGTTTAAAATAGATGTTGAGTTTTCAGCAGATGTGATAATACCAATTGAGTTCCATGAATATCCATCAATACTTGTTAAAATATCAAAGTGAGAACTATTGTTTTCACTAGCAGTTGACCATTCTAGTAAATTATATTCCCCTAAATTTTTACCATCAAAATATAATAATTCTACTGGAAGAGCAACTGGATTAGATAATCTTATTGTGTATTCTTCGATTTCACCATATCCATACCCTGTTGAATAATATGCGTCAGTTGACGGCGTTGCGTTCCATACTGAAAGAACTCTCATTAGTACATCATCGGTTACAGCATCAGAAGGTATTGTTAAATTTTGCGAAGTTGAATTTGCGGGCGGTTTTAATAATACATTTTCAGTAGTTTGAAATATTCCATCTCCATTCCAATCAATCCACGCAGCATATCCTTGCCCCGGATTTAAAGTGTTTGTCGCAGTTACGGATAAATTATAAGGCTCACCTTTTGTAACATTTGCAATTATTGAAGTATAATCTGAATAAGCATCACCGTCATTTGTTGATGTGTTGTTTAAATCACTAAATGTAACATTTGTAATATGGTCATCATCTACAATACCTGATGAATATGCTGGTGCACTTTTAAGTGTTATGTTTACGATATTTGATAAACCTTCTGGGCATGTGCCATCCTTTGAAGTTGTTCTGAAATACACGTTGGATTGTTGAACATTTAATGTTATGACGTAAGGATTAGCTGGGTTTGATATTGTTCCGGCGACAGAAGTAAAGTTATTGTAAGAGAATTCAATTTTTGTAATTGTTCCACCATTACCTGTAGTAGTTAAAGAAACAGCATCATTCACGGTTGTTAAACTTTTATTAGAAGTTAATGTTCCACCAGGTGTTGGAGTAGTACACACTGTTATAGATGTTACAGTTGCTGAAAACCCTGCTCTTAACCCACTTATATCTGATGTAAATCTTAGAGTCAATTGCCCAGATGCATTTGTAGCAGTTATTGCTGTTGGTAAAGATGTACCGTTTAAAGTTGCCAAAAGTGTTGAGCTTGTGTTAGGACCATCGTAGACATATAGATAATCGTAACTAGCTTCCAAATTAAATGCACTAAAATTTAATTGTAATTTTTTGGTATTGTCGGAAGGTGTTAGAGTGACAGTTTGATCCAAACTGTTATTATATGTATCAGTAGGTCCTCCAATATCTGTTATTGTATACGTTAATGAAGATGTTAAAGTCTGACTACAATTTCCTAAAAATGGTATTAATGTATTCTGACTAGATACTGTTGAGGTTAGACTTAAATCATCAACATACCTTTCGTGTGATCCTGATGATCTAGCGTCTATTAATCTTATAAAAACATTAGTAAGACCCAAAGCACCTATATTTAATGTATACTGTTGATAGGTTATGGTTGGTGATGATACTGAACCTCTAGTAGTCCAAGTTGTTCCATCAGGTGACGTTTGAACATTTAAAGCCCAAGCAGTTGTATTAGAACTTCTTCGATACCAAAAAGAAAGAACGCCAGGATTTGCAATTTGTGGTGTTCTAATCCAATCACCTAATGCGTTAAATCCTGCAGCGTGATTACCGGTTCTAGTTGGTGATGTTGATGCAAGTATAGAATTAACACCCCAAGTTCCACCTTGTGTTGTTAATGTACTTGTAAAGCTTTCGTAAATTTGATATTGATTACACTGAGAAAATATTTTTGCAACTATCACAAAAATAAAGGTACCGAAAAGTAATAATTTTTTCATTAGCCGACTTAAATTTATATTATTTATCGACCATCTATTAGTTTACTCTATGCTTTCAATATAACAATTTATAAAATGCTTATATGCTTGGTCTAGACCAGTTTCATCACATTCATTAAGATACATATAAATCTCAGAAAGATCTTCAAGATTTTCAAAAGAGAATGCCGAGCATAAGAAGTCAAACTTATATGAGACTGGAATCATACCAAAGATTATTGCTTCAAATATTCTAGCTGGAATAAATTTTCGATCATTATACTTTTCTTTAGTAATATTGATCATGATTCTAGAAGACTCTAAAGTTTCCCAAATCTTAATACGATCTTTCCTATTTACATGATAAGTGGATGATGTTAATTTATCGGAAACTATGTCAAAATCATTCTTCTTGCAAACTAGATAAAAGTATTCATCTCTTGACCAGTGATTACGACCAACCCATTCAAGAGCTTCAGGTAAGATCTCACTTTTTGAGTTTCCGCTCTTATATTTTGAAGTATCTATATTTCCATAAAAGACACTAGTTATTCCTTTTTTGGATTGTGTAAGGTTTAGATTCACACAATCTACTAGAAACATATTAGATATTCCTGGAAAATCAATTGATGGAATCAAGATAGTCACAAAATCTTTAGTTTGTTCGACGAACTTATCTGAAAGAGAAAGATCAGTATCCAATATGATTATTTCGTCCTTTGTGTATCCTGAGTCGATTGCGCATTGGACAATTCTATCAAAATCCCTAGCATCTTTCCATTTCTTAGAAAGAGTTGAAAGATTTCTAAATCTCGCCTTTAAATATAATTTAGAATATGCTTTTTGAGAAATTAATTGTAGTAATTCATCAATGTTGT